ATACCAGTGTACATCACTAACGTATTGCATGTACTCATCGTGTACCTCTTGAGGCTCTGTTGATTTAGGTATAGTAAAGAATAAGTTTACAGACTGTGCTTGACAAATAAACTCTTGTCGTTTGGAGGCGTGTTCTACAATCCATATCTGGTCTAACTCATTAGCTGTTTTAAAGATTTCTTTTTCATCAACATCTAACATATCTAAATGCTGTACTGAACCTTCGTTAGCTGTAATGTCTTTCCAAATCTGTTCTAGTTCTTTTCCTTTTATTCCTTTAGACTTTAAAAGTTTTTCTAAATATTTATTTTTAACTTGGTAGCTTCCGGATAAAGTTTTGTGAGTATAGCAGTTAGCCCTGTAAGGCTCAATACTAGGAGAAGTCCCACTACAGATGATGCCACTACTAGCATTAGGAGCAATAGCAAGGAGGTTAGCATTACGCTTACCACTGCCATGAATGTCAGGAGCTTCACCCCTTTCAGTAGCAAGTTCTTGAGTTGCTGCTTTTGCTTTTGTTTTGATGTAAGTAAATGCTTTGTGATTGAAGCCAGTTGCAAAGATGCCCTCAAAAGGTATTCCCCTAGACTGGAGATAAGCGTGGAAACCCATAGCACCGAGACCGAGACTGCGTTCTCTATACGCTGAGTAGGCAGATTTTGCATAACCCTCTTGACCCTCCCTAACATATTTTTGAAATCTTTTAAAATTTGCACTGTACTCTCCTAGTTGTGTTGTATCTATAGCGTTGTCAATGTAGTGTTGTAAAACATTGTCAAGCATGGTTATTAAATCTTGTATGAACATATCTTCTTTAGACCAATCATCAAAGTGTTCTAAGTTGACAGAAGATAAACAACACACGGCTGTTCGTTCTTCATTGGTAGGTAGGGTAATCTCTGAGCATAAATTACTTTGTCTAATTTTTAATCCTAAATCTTTTTGTTGTTTAGGTAGGGCTTTGTTACATGTGTCTATGTTAATCATGTAAGGTTCTCCTGTCTCTGCTCTTGCATGTATAATCTGCCACCATAAATCTCTAGCGTTTACTATCTTAACAGCCTCGTTAGTTTTAGGGTCTATTAATCTCCAGTCCTCATCTTTCTCTACAGCCTGTAAGAATGTGTTAGTTATGTTGACACCATTATGAAGATTAAGATTCTTTCTGTTTATATCTCCACCAGATTCTTTACGCATGTTTATAAACTCTTCAATCTCCGGATGGCTAATATCCATGTAAGCAGCATAGCTACCACGTCTTGTAGTGCCTTGATTAAAGGCTAACATCTGAGAATCAACTACGTGCATGAAAGGAATTGAACCAGTAGAACGACTGCCATGAGCAGTAGATATACCATTACTTCTAATATCTCCCCAAAATCCACCAATGCCTCCACCTGCACTTGCCAACCATATATTCTCGTCATAGTGAGCAGATAACCCACTCCTACTATCAGGAACATAATTAAGAAAGCAACTGATAGGAAGCCCACGAGTTGTTCCCCCGTTGCTAAGTATAGGAGTGCTGAACATGAACCAACGGTGGGAACTGTAGTCATAAAGTCTTTGAGCAAGTTCAAAATCTGTTTCACCTTTGAAGGTTGCTCCGAAGACGGAGGCTCTTGCGAATGCTTCTTGTGCATGTGTTTCGTTCTCCCAAAAATATCTATCTTTTAACGTGTCAAGACTAAACTTGTCAAATGTTTTTTCTCTTTCATAATCTATTTCAATTCCTAAATAAGTTTTAGTTCCTACCTTATCTTCAATCATTTTCTATGTCCTGTAAATGTATAGCCATTATAGCATAGTGTATTATTTTTAATAAGTCTGTTTGGTTCTTAGCTTCCATAGTTTCAGGGTCAGGTTTTTTACCGTACCTCATAGCATACTTTATAATGTTACCTATGCAGAAACCATCACCGTGTCCGTTATCAAAGATAACATCAGTTGCTTGGTACTCTCCGTAAGCATAGTGTTGTTCATAAGTTCCATCAACATATCTTTTAATTTGTTCTAATGTTTCATCTTCATTAAATTTATAGTTCATCGTTTCTCCAAGTGTCAGGTAAAGTATCTTCACTATACCATATAAAATTATTGGTCTCTGCCCATTCAGCATGAGTTCTTTTTGTGCCGTCTTTTCTTTTCTTTGCTTGAGGCATAGGAGAATAAGGTTTCTGAAATAAGAAGACTAACTCATAGTCTTTAGGTAAAGCTGTGCGTATATGTATGTACTTACTATACTCTGCATAGTCCCAGAACCTACCTTTAGCTTCAAGCAATATAGTTTTATTATCTATTAACTTAACAAAGTCCGGTTCATACTTATGCTTAACAACATAGGAGATGTTATCCCAATGATGCTTCCACTCTTGAAGTATTGTTTGATGTAGGGTAGCTTCCCACATACTATCATATCCTTTTGGGACATTTGTCTTCTTTGGTCTAGGCTTTCTTGGTACTCTTCTAGGCATTAAGTTCTTCTAAAGTTACATCAGGATTTCTTTTAACTTTTTTATAGAACCACCTAATACTATAAGCACTTATCATAAATTTATTGTTAGCAAAGATATGTGTTTGTTCAGGTAAAAATTCATGTAAGTTTTTTTTATTAATCCTTGTAGCATCTTCTCCTTCAGGAGTTAGTTCTCTTATCCAATCTATTAATAACTTCTCTGCTTTACGTCTTAGTAATTTAGACTTTTTCTGGCTCATAATTTTTTACCAATTTCCAATAAGTTAAAATGCTGTTAAACATTTCTGTGTGTTTTACTTGAGAGTCTTCGTCCCAAACATGACAAGCTATAAGGCTTGTATCTTTTCTATCAACAAAGATAGATACTCTTTGAACATCATCAAAGCCACAGCCTTGTGCGTAAGCAGACAACTGCATACCATGTTCATCGTATACTAATTTAGTAGGGTCTTTACCTTCTAAGTTATCTTTAGTTTTAAAGTCAACAAAGATACCAGACTTAGAATATAAATCTATCTTACCACCATAACCTAAGTCAGCACAGAAGGAAGCTTCAGCTATCCATTCTTCATCTGGAAACTTCTCATCTAAGAACTTTTTAATTACTTCGTAAGGTTCACTAGTGCCTTCACCTAAGAATCCTTGTTCAATCAAAGCGTGTATCTCTGTACCTTTCTTAGCAGCTTCTTGTCCTAGTTTCTTAGAGTCTAGCTTACATCTATAAGCAAACTCTTCTATTGATTCTAAATCATTCTTCTCTAAGGTAAGAGCAGAGTTAAGTGCTTGATTGATTTTCCAATTCTCTAACTGAGGTTTAGCTATCATACCTAGTACTGTAGTTACAGAGGGTACTAGTTGTTCTTTCCTTGCATCTCTAAGTGTGGTGTTTCTTTCTTTACCGTTAGCACCAATGACAGTATACATTGGCTCACCTTCTTGAGTGTACCAATGACCTGATTCTGATGTATTTTTCTTAGCCGACAATTTATTATATACATCTTGAGAGGATGTGTCAAGTGTTTTCTTATTTTTTTCCATCTTCTGAGTCCTTAAATGCTTTTATTACATCTGATGAGAATAATTTCTGTAAGTTTACTAAGTACATTTTACTTGCATTGTGGTCTCCACCTGCTACAGTTTTAAATGTATCAAGCTTATCAACTATAGTTCTAAGCACATCTGTTTTAAATACAAGAGTACAGAACTCGTTGTCTCCTACACATAAGTTATGAAACCAATAGTCTGATTCAGTTGCTCTAATACCAGATGGTTTGTTCCATGACTCATACTCTATACATATGTTACCTGTCTTCATCCACATACCTTTCTCTGATTTAACTTCTATCTTCTTACCAGTTAGCATATCCTTTATTTTATCTTCTCTTATCTCTCCATACTCTAGGTCAATGTCAAACTTCTTTCTATCTTCTTTATTTGGTTTCACTGTAAATCCTCCTGTGGTTTAAAATATTTTATAATAAAATTTTCTATATTACTTGCTTGATAAAACTTTTCACTAGGAGTTCCATCAACATATATACTTCTCCATTTTCCGTTACCTATAATATATTCAAAAGAATATCTTCTTCTATTACCCTTACCATCTTTTCTAGGTACAGGTTTTGTAGTTAAAGTAACTGTATCTTTTTTTATTTTGTATTCTATTTTATTATCTTTTAAAATTGTTTCTACATTTTCAATCTTCTCTTCAA